TCACAAATCAAGGCTTTTTAAGACCTTCCGTGATTCTTCCTGTGTGATCGCGAACCGGCGCGCCACGTGCTTGGGCTGAATTTCGATTTCCGGGAAAATTGCCTGTATCTCACGGACGAAATCGGCCACGTTTCGGACGAGGTTTGCCGCTGAGAGGCGTTCGGCCCAATCCGCGCATCGGAAGTTATCCAGATACTCATTGCCGCCACAGGTGACGCAATGTGGAAACAGGAAGCCGGTGCGGATATCGCATGGCCGGTCAGTCATCGGGAAACGTCCATTTGGCGACCGGAAACGGTGTTGCCAATAAGCGTTCGATCCAAGCTTTTCCGCGATCTGTCACGATCCAGTCGTCTGCCAGCTTCTCAATCATACCCGCGTCTAAAAGAAACGCGCGCTCTTCCTTGGCTGCAACGGACACCCAAACCTTTATCCCCACAACTTCCGCAGGATCGTGCGAGACGTGGCAGGCAAGCATTATGCTGACTGTCAAAGGCACCACCATGTCATTCTCCCTTGTACCAGTTTTCCATTTTCTCGATTGCGCTGTTCGCCATTTCCGGATGGCGCGCGAAATAGTGTTCCAGGATCTGGGTTGCCGTGTTGAGACTGTGGCCGGTGATAGCGCAGATCTCGCCCACCGAGCAGCCGGCACGAAACAACCAGGTCACCGCCGTGTCGCGCAAATCCTGATCGCGCAGCGTGGCGCAGGATTTCATCGGCTTGAGGATCTCACGGCCGTTGATATCTTTCATGCCCTGCGCCGCGATCTTGCGCACCTGGTCATAAAGGTGGCGGTAGTGATCGCCCTTGAAGGGTCGCCAGTTCCGCTCGTCGAGGATGACATGGGCAGAGACCACCTCCGCCAGCTTGCGGCGCTTCCCGGCTTCCTGCAGGCGTGCACGCAGCTCCGCACTTTCCGGAATATCCACAATCACTTTCGTCTTTGACTGGCGCAGGCTAACGCGGCCATTGTCGCGTGCGGCAAACTGATATTCCAGCCGGTCGCCCTGGCGCTGGCCCGACCAGACGGCCAGCGTGATCATATCGCCAATCTCCGGACGGCCCAGAGCATCGGCGGCGGCCACAAGCTGGCGGATCTCATCACGCTCACCGGCGCGCACACGCGGCTCTTCCTTTTTCAGCTGCAGCTTATGTGCAGGATTGACAATCAGGCCCGGCAGTCGCCCGCGCGACATGCCCCAGCTATAGGCAATGCCGAGGATGCGCATCGCGGCATTGGCCGTGTGCAGGCCGGTCTTGCCGCGCAGCTCGTCATAAACGCCGTAACAGATTGGCTGGCTCAGGGCTTCGGCTTCCGATGCCCAGACATCCGGCAGGTGATTTTCGATGGACCGGATTTTCTGCAGATAGTCCTGCTGGGTTTTGATCGCCTTGTCGCGAAAGGCCTGCGAGGTGGCATAGTCTTTCAGCAGTTGTTCCACGGTGTAAAAGCGCACCGGAACCGGTTGCTTTGGTTGTGCACGCTTGCGGCTTTTCTCGGCGGCCTTGCGTGCCGCCGCAATTTCTCGCTCGAATGTGCGCGACCAGTCCAGTGCCTCACCGGCGGTCATCCACGCGCCCTCACCGTTGCGGAGATCGAACGCCTTGTAACCGCGCTGGCGCAATGTGGGCGATGGCGTGAAGCGCGGCCTGCCGCCACGCCACGAAACGAATTTGATTTTGGGATCTGATTTACGCATGACTGGGGATCCTTTGGAAATAGTTTAGACAGCACGCCGCGACTTCGGCATGAAGCGGCGGTTCATTCGAACGCGCTATGATTGCTTCGCGTCCGCTTTGAGAGTGACGGATGATCCAATGGCCGCGGTAAAGCACGTTGTCTGCAATACCTACGCGCGGGAAATGCTCCGGGTTGCTATCGTCAACGGCCTTTGCGAAGGCGCACGCGCAAGGAAAGGTTTCATGAGCCGGCATCACAGCTCATCCCAATAGATCACGACACCTTCAAAGGGCAGTCCGTGGTTTTCGGCAAACCAGTCCGCCATCTCCATAAAGCTCTTGAAGCCGTCAGCTTCTGCAAACTCGTTGTCGGTGATTTCCACCTGATCACGATCATAGATCGCCGACGGCAGATAGTGGCCATTGACCTGCATTGAGGTGCCCTCGATCCTGACACTTGCAATCCCGGTAACTGTAGCGGTTCTCAGCAACCGGCATTTCTTTGTTCGCATACCGGTGTAAAGTTTAAGCGTGTCACCAACCTTGCAGTGTGCCCGTCCGTCCTTGCGCGGCGCGCGCACTGTTTGCAGCTTGATGCCGAATTCAACATCATCCGCGAACCGCTCCTGAACATTCAGCGCCGGCATCACAGATCCTCCGCCACGAGGAGGACAAAGAGCACGGTCCAGGCAAGTTTGCAGAAAAGGTGCAGAAACTGGTCTTGGTTAAAACTAAGCCTTCCGGCGCTCTTCTCGTAGTCGATCACCCAATGAGCAGCGAACTCGGCCAGCCCAAGCCAAACCGAATTCGTGATCACACCGACGAAACCGGCATGTATCGCCGAATGCGCACCGAGAGCTTGATACCAAGGCACGCCGGGCAAAGGCGCAGACTGGTTTTTCGCGCGGGCGAGAAAGTCACCCTGCAACGGATAGTCTGCCAATGCATGCGCCGCGATCAGTAAAGCCAATACTTCAATCATCCGTCTCTCCATGAAGAAAAACACCGGCGGCCAACCTCAAGAAGCCGCCGGTGAAGTGGCGCGGGTTGGTTCCCGCGTGGTCTTTTTGGTTGGTTCCCGGAACCGCAGAGAGGGGGAGCGGTTCCGGGCGGCGCACTCACCGGGCATCAGGGGAAATCCCCGGCGAAGCGAGGGGCGCGGCGGATACGCAAAACAAGGCCGCGCCAATCTTCTGAACCCGGAAGGCCTATGACGCCTTCCGGCGCGGATAAAGCGCCCGGACAGAACAGCCGGTGGCGGTTTCAATCTCGGCGGCCTTGGCGTCAGCCAGAAAATCCGACATCGCAGAAAGCGCGTTGGCGCTGTAGGCTTCGAGATCCGCCAGACCGTTCCAGTCCGGGTGGTTGCGCGCGATGTGCGCATGAAGGTCCGCCATCGCTTCGCGCGCAAATTCGTGTGCGGCCAGTGCCCGGCCAAAGAGTTCACGATCTGCCATTTGACTTCTCCAGCTTTTCCAGCACCACCTGCCCTGCCAGTGTCGGTTCCAGGTGATAGCCTTTGCCAAAGCCGCGATTTTTCGCACGGCGGATCAGCGCATGGCGGGTAAGCGCGGAAATCGTCTCCGGCTTGAAATAACGCGGGCCGAGATACCAGCCGCCATTGCGGCAGACACGATGATGGCGAAAACGGGAAAGATGTTTCAGCGCCTCACGCTGCGGCACTGTCAGCTCCGTTTCCGGCCGGGCAACAGCCGGTCGATCGAAGAAGGTGGACATGCTCATGCGTGACCTCCATGCTGTTTCGAAACCGGAACAGGGATGGTTATGTCCGGTTGATCCTCAAGCTTGGCTATAAATAGATTGCCGATGATCTCGCGCGCGACGTCGGGATCTCGCCCCATGAGCGATATCTCGCGTCCGATCGTGGCGAATATCTCGCCAAGCGCTTCAATAATGTGATGAACTTCGGTGCCCCTGTTCATCTCCCCTAGAATAAGCCGTCGCAGCTCGATCGAAGCTTCCGGATTGCGAAAACGTATGTGGGTTCCCACCGTCGACCTTTCCCCGGGCTGATGCTCCGCCATCTTTGCGCGCATTGCCTGCAGAGTTTCCTCAACATCATAATGAACGCTCATGCCGCCCTCGCATTCTCGTTTGCCGGTCTGGCGTATTTCTGCATCAGGCTCGCCCTGTCCTGGGCGATGACGGCAGCCCGCACGGTTTCGGCCGTGCGCTCTGTTTCGGCAGCGGCAAAGCCGTTCAGCCATTTTTCAACGGCCCCTTCCTGCCAGCGCAAAGGCCGCGCGACGGGCAGCGGCGGCGGAAAGCCATAATCCCGCTGGAAGACCGCACGCTTGCGCAGAAAATGCTGACGCGAAAGCCCCAGCAAACCGGCCACCTGCCCGGCCTCAATGGTTTTGTGTGTGATGGTCATGCCTGCATCGCCTCCATTGCTTTATTGCAATGCTGCAAATTAATAAGCGATAGTGCTTATTATGGCAAGCATGATTTTGCACAAATGCTTACCTTACTCAATCGCGGACATAGCGATGCTGCACAAATGAAGGCAAACGAGGTCAGCGCGCTGTTCGGTAAAGTGCGTACAGCCCTTGCCAGCACATTTACTAAACCTAAGTGAGCTGACGGGTATTGCCGGGATCTTTGGAGAAGTCAGGAGGGGGTGCGGATGATGCCGATGGCTGTTCCGGCAATTGAGACGCGATCGTCGTCAACCTGCTCGGGCCGTTGCGGACCAAGCCGCATAGAGTGCGATGTGATGAACGGCGCCTGATAGAGCCGCATGACTGTTTCCGCCGTGCCGCGCACTGGATCTATGATCTGTGCAATGACGATATCGCCTGTTTTCGGGCGCCGCCCCAGATCTATGAGCACGATATCGCCTGGCATAATCCCCATACCATCAAGGGCGCCGCCCTTCATTACCCAAGCCTCGACGCTATTGCGCCCGTCCTTTGCAGCTTTTACAGCCGCATCAATCCAGCCTGGATGAGGCTCGTTGTCGTTGGCATAAGGAAGCGCATCTGGTTCAGCCATGCCGCTTGTGCTGCGACCGGGCAACTGGCCGGGCCGGAAGCCCGAATATTTGGCAACATTCTCCAACGTCGATTGGGTAATGCCTACCGTGCCTGTTGTGTCATTGAAGTAGCGCGTCAGCGTGGATGCAGCCATGCCGGAATTCAGGGCAAGCTTCGACAGCGACAGGTTCATATGATCTGCCACAGCCTTTAGCCAAGCCTTTGTGTCGCGCTGATTATCCATCATGCGCGCAAATATATTCTGTTGAAGGGCTAACGCAGTCACAAAAAAACACCTTGCAGAATAAGCAATATTGCTTATGCATATATGCAGAACAGTTCGCAAGGGTGATTTGCAATGTTTTCAGAAATAGAAGCACGCCGCCACGCCGCCGGTATCTCGCAGGTGGAACTGTGTGAGCGTGCCGGAGTGCATCCAACCACCTACACCGCGCGCAAAGCAAACCGGCGGACGGTTTCCGAGCGCACACTGCAAAAACTGAAAACCGCTCTCGACGAGTTGGTCACCGAACGGCTTGCAGTGATGAAGCAAGAAAGGACCGGATCATGATGCCTAGTTATATCGGCTTCCTGAGCGCCCTCGCCTGCATGCTGTTTTTCGGCGGCGCAGCCCTTTGGGCGGCGCTGATCTATGCCCGTGAAATCAAAAAAGGTGAAAGACGATGAGCAGTCAGTCACAACCAAAGCCCTGCACGATGGAAGCCTTTGTTGCAGCGCTGATGCAAAACAGCAGTGACCATCAGGTGCTCGCCACATCGCTGCGCGCCTGGCTGGCCGGAAACTGGGAAAAGGCGTTGCGGCCGCTGGATGCCGATGCGCGCTACAAGCTTACCAGAGAAGGCGGTGCGGAATGACCACCTTTTTTCAAACCATGCGTCTATTATGGATCGATGCGGCGGTACAATCTGAGCAGGCATTGCTGCGCCGTGCGGATATTTGCCAAACGTTTGACATTTCGATTTCGCAAGCAGCGCTCGACCTCAGACAATTTCAGACAGCATTTCCTGGTCGCCTGGAATATGATCGAAGCGCAAAAGGCTATCGCGCCGCCGCTCAATCCATGCCTTCTTTTCCGGAATGTGAACCAGCAACTATCCGCACATCAACTGCGAGCATTGCCATCGCCAAGAAGCGCCTCGACCGCGCTAAAGGCGGTGCGGCATGACTACCTTTGTTGGAACAGACCTGCAGCTGATTAATGCCTTACGCGAAGCAGCCAAGCGGCGGCGCAGCCCTTTGGGCGGCGCTGATCTATGCCCGTGAAATCAAAAGAGGTGAGAAACGATGAGCATCAGAGGAAGGAAAGTCACAGTACCTTCTAAGACTGACCCCTATGGATTTTGTCCGGTGTGCGGCAAGCCGAAACCGACCGAAAAATTCGTCGCGGATGGCACCGACTTTGTTTGCCGAGAGTGCGCGAGAAACATATTGGGCAGCCAGCGCAAACCCGATCCGGTCAACGCCCCGGCAGCTATCTACGCAACGGTCAACGGCGCATCGACCGATGTGATGACCGGCGAGCGGCAGCTTATTGGCGGCTGGAACGAGCACGAAGACGACTTCCGGCGGAAAACCCGTTACGTCCGGGCAGATCTTGCGGGCGATGTGCAGGCGCTTCACGAGAAAGCAGGAGACGAAACGCTTCGTGCGCTGATGGATGTGATCAATGAGCGGTATCGGCAGATCGCCGTTGAAGGCTGGACGCCGGAGCATGATGACCAGCACTGTGACGGGCAACTTGCGCTCGCGGCATCAACATATGCGTTGAATACGGTCAATGACTTTGACGATCCCTACCCTCGGCTGCTCGGCGCTGAACTTTGGCCCTTTGATGACAAGTGGTGGAAGCCGACGACCCCGCGACGGGATCTGACGAAAGCTGCCGCCCTAATCCTCGCAGAAATCGAGCGCCTTGACCGCGCCGAGCAAGGCGGTGCGGCATGAGCTTCGCCGGTGCTGTCATCACGGTTCGCGATCACGTTCCCGAAGCTGTGCGGCGGCAGGGTCCGGATGCGATCCGCGCGCATTATCGCAAATGCATTGATGCCATGAACCGCACCTCTGCCGCGCTTTCCTGCGGCGGTGTGGTGCTGACGGCACATGGCTATGACCGGCAGGCGGGCGACTTAAAAATCACCGGCATGATCGTCGATGGCCGCCGCGCCGTCGTCGATGACCTCTATTCGATCGGAAGGGCGTGATGACAATACCAACGAACGCAGGTGAATTGCGCCGGCTGATCGGCGCGGTCGAGGCGCAAAAGGCCGGCATCCCATCCATAGAGATCGACAATTACGAGCTCAGCAGCCAGGCGCACCGGCTGGCCGGCATGGCCGCGCTTGCGCATCTGGTTTCAGCCGAGGGCGCGAAGGTGAATGACGGGACCGAGCGCACAATCTTTTCGCTTGCCGGCATCAAGGCCAGTTCGACGAGCGGAACCCCTGCCGTGCTTTCAAACTGGATCGCAGCGGCAAAACTCAAGCTGAAAATGGAGAACAGGAATGTCTGATCAGGAAATTGAAAAAGAAATTCAGGCAAAGGGCAAGACTGCCCCACGCCTGACACCTGCCGACATCGATGCGGTTATAGCGGCTGAAGAATACCATGTTTTCGGGGGGCGGATGACGATTTGTGTTCTGACCCTGAAGAACGGTTTTCTTGTTTCTGGCGAAAGCTCATCGGTTAGCGCAGAGAACTTCGATGTCGAGATCGGCCGCAAGATCGCGCGGGAGAATGCGCGCGAGAAGATATGGCTGCTGGAAGGCTATCTTTTGCGCGATCGGCTTGCTGCTGCCGAATAACCCGGCGGCCGCAGGGCCACTTCTTCCCTCACGTTTTCGGGCCTTTTTTGTAGTGCGTAGGGCCGCCTTTTTCAGGTGGCGATATGAGCAAACGATCCACATACCGGCCAGAGCAGGCCGAAGCGCTCGCCAAAATAGAAAGGCGGCGGCAAATCATGGATGTGCAGCATTCAGAGCTGGCCGATACAGCTGCGATATCACGCGAGACATGGCGGCGGATCCGGCGTGAGAAACGCGCTTTTCCAGCGCAGATTACCGCCCTGCGTTTTGCCCTGCGCACAATCGAGGCCCGGCGACGCTCTGCCGAGGACGTGTTTCCGGATCCTGATAACGGAGAGCAGCCATGATCGACCGGCTGATGCTGCGCGCTGGCGGATCGGCGCTGCGCTCTATCCGTTTTGCTGTTGCCCAGATGCCGGAGCTGCAGGCGCGCCGGCAGGCCGTCGAAATCTATCTGCTGGTGACCGCCTGCAATGTGCGGCAGGCCACCGCTGCCGCGCTTTGTGGCTGCACAAAGCAAAACATATCCAAACATCTGCGCCGCGTTGAAAAGGCCCGTGAAGATCCAGCCTTTGACGCCGCGCTGACGAAGATCGAAACCGTGATGACGGGTGAGCAACAATGACCGCCGAAGACAAGATCCGCGAGCAGATCGCCGCGCACTTTGACGCCACGCTGAAAGCGGCTTGGAAGAACGCAATCAACACCACCAATGCTGAGAGCGATAAGCCAGAAGACAGTCTTTCGATCGAGACGATGATCGAGAGTTTGAGGTTTGCCGAATACCCAATGCCGCAGATCGAGTTCCGCGTATCTCCACGGACAGACCTTGCTCCTTTTCTGCAATTTTTCGGCCGATCAAACTGCTTTACACGAACGGCAGGTTCTGCGCTGCCGCCCTCATACAAAGGAGTTACGATCAAGAAAGACCATTACATTCCGGTCGATGTCATTACGCTTTTTTCGGACGGCATGCTGGTTAAGTGCGTGCCGTTGACCGGCGCGGCCGAGCCAGTGGCAGCGCTATTTTTTGCCTACATGCAGGAGATCGACCGGGCGCAGAAAAGCGAGGGACAATGAGCCGCTTTTCCGTCGCCAAAGCCCGCGCGATCGACGATCTGGAAAGCCTGATCGAAGAGCTGCTGCATGCCAGCCGGAAGCATAAACGCACCGGCCTATGGAATGTTGCCAACCCATACCGCGCCCATGCCAAACCCGACCAGATGTGCGTGTGGCTGACCGGCAACCGGCGCGGTGCGTGGAAAGACTATGTATCCGGCGATAAAGGCGATGCAATCGACCTGGTTGCCTATGCACTTTCGGGCCTCGTTTCTGATGAAAGCCGAATGGATGCCGTTGCATGGCTGGAAGAACGCTATGGCCTGAAGGACATGGACCCGGTTGCGAAGCGCCGCATGGAGGCAGAGGCCAAAAGTCGGCGCATGGCGGCAGAGGCGCGCGAAAGCGAACGGCGCGAGAGCAACATCACACGCTCGCGCAAATTCTTCTACGGGTGCAATGAGACCGTGACTGACACGCCGGTGGAAGCGTATCTGGCCAGCCGTGGCATTGCGCTTTCCGCCATTCCCGCCCTTGGGCACGCAATCCGCTATCGCGCCGAATGCCAGTACTGGATGGATGATGACCGGCCATTTCTGCCAGCGATGATCCACGCCATGGTGACGGCAGAAGGCCGCGTTGCCGCCAATCATTACACATTTCTGCAGCCAGATGGCAGCGGCAAGGCCGATGTGGACAAGGCCAAGCTGATGTTTCCGGAGACCACAGGTCTCGTAATCCGGCTTACCAATGGCGCGGCCGGCATCGGCGCGGAAAAGGCCGCCGCCGCCGGCATATCCGGCCTTGTTGGCGTCGTCGAAGGCACAGAAGACGGCTATTCCGCCGCCATTGCAGCGCCGGACTTACGCATGTGGGCAACCGGATCGCTTTCCGGCCTCTTATCCCTGCCCGACCACGCCAGCGCCAGCGGCTACATCATCTTCCAGGACAATGACTGGGGCAAGCGCCAGGCACAGGGCCTGTTTCGCCGCGCGGTGGCGCGGATCAAGGGCTTCGGCAAGCCGGTCGAGGTGATCTCGATGCCGGCGAGCTGGGGAAAAGACGTCAACGACGCGTTCAAAAGGAGATCATGGTGAAACTCGATTTAGCAAAACTCGACCTCGTCGAGGCGGCGGCGGCCGTGGCCCATGCGGCAGCCAGCCAGCTTTATGGCATGTTCAATGAGACAGACGGCTATGACTGGCCGGGAACCGGACTGGAAGGCGATCCTCTGGCCGGTGTGATCTATGAGATGGGGGCCTATTGCCAGCGCAAAAGCGCGTTTGGTGATCAGCTCTGGCTTAAATTCAGACATGAAGGCGTGCTGCAGGACGGCATTCCGGAAAGCAAATTGTTTGCTGACGTTGAAACATCGCGTCAGTGGTCCTTTCAGATCTTCGCGCGGATCTTCCGATCAAATTATGACGACATGCTGCATTTGCGCAATGCGATGGCGGCGCAAGCGGAAGCCGCTGCGCGAAAGCCTGCACCAAAGCCGGACATCGAGGACACGATTTTCGAGCCGATCGGCAGCATGAACGAGATGGAGCCGCACCAGCGCCAGTTTCTCGCAGCGCTGGCCCGGCCGCGCCGCGAAGTATCGCCGGAGCCAGAACCTGTCATCGAGGTGCAGCCCGAACCGCTCGCCATCAACCTCAACACGATCAACCTTGGAGCGCCCAGTGAAGAAAAGCCAGAAAATCAACAGCCGCCGGCAGGCAATGAAACGGAACAGGAAGCGGGCGGAACACCGCAGGCTGACGCGCTGGTTCAGCGCGATGGTGATACGCCCGCTGCAGGCGACGGGAACGGACAGCAGGGCGAACCGGATGGCACGGCTGGAGACGCTGATCAGGCCAAGGAACCGGTAAAACCAGCCGTGGAAGACGCTGAAAAGGCAAAAAACAGCCAGACCGGCACAAAGCGCAAGCGAAACTGAGCGGTCATTTGTCAACCAAAAGCCGGTTTCCAACCGGCTTTTGCGGCCCTTGAAAAGTTTTCCACAGGTTTAATGCAATGAACGAACAGGATGGCAAAAGCGGCGCCGGTCGTGTTGGCGGTCTGATTTCAGCCGCACAACAGCGCGCCAAGCTGGAAGCAAAGCGGCGCGATGCCGTCTACCCCCTGCCCGGCCAGCCGTGGAACGGCGTGCCGCCCGGCGAATGGCCGGAAAAGGGCGAGCTGGACGATACCGGCTATTTGCCAAAGGACTGCCCGGTGCGCCCGCTCGGCTATGAGGGCGAGGCATTCTACTTCGTCGATACGATGGGTCAGGTGTTCAATTCAGCGGCAAACGGTCAGCTCGGTGTTGAGCGTCTGCAGAAGCTTTTCGCCGGGCATGAGGATTTTCTTTACTGGGCGTGGCCTGCCAAGGAACCTAAGAAAATGGCGGCAGACCCCGGCTTCAAGAGCGAGCGCGTGCGTCGCGATCTGTTTTCCGCCTGCCGGGCGCGCGGGGCATGGAGCATGAGCGACACGGTGCGCGGCCGAGGCGCGTGGCGCGATGACCAGGGCGGTCTGATGATCCATTGCGGCGATGCCATGTGGATTGACGGCCAGCTGGACGATACCGGCGAATATGACGGCTATTTCTATCCGCGTCGCCCGTCCTCTTTCGTGCCATGGCCGGAGCAGGTGACACAGGACGATAATCCTGCAACCGAGTTATTCGAGATCCTGCGCACGTGGCATTTCGCACGCGGCGATGTCGACGCCATGTTCTTGGTGGGCTGGCTTGGCGTTGCCATGCTGGGCGGTGCGCTGGACTGGCGACCATCACTCTTCATGGTCGGCGATGCCGGCACTGGTAAATCAGAGCTTTTCGGCAAAAACGGCCTGATCCGCTCGGTTCTCGGCAAGATGATGGTGGCAACCACCAATGCCTCAGAGGCCGGTCTGTATCAGCTCGTCGGCCATGACAGCGTGCCAATCGCGATCGACGAGCTGGAAGGCGAGGACGGGCAGGATCAGGCGCAAAAAGTGATCAAGATGGCGCGTGATGCGGCATCCGGATCCGTGCGCATCCGTGGCGGCCAGAACCACAAGGGCGTGGAATTTCAGGCGCAGTCATCTTTCGCATTTTCCGGCATCAACCCCCCGCCCATTCCGCCGGCAAACCTTACGCGTCTTGTGATCGTTGAGATGATGCCGCTGAAGGTGACCAGTAACAAAGCGCCGACGCTTTCAGCCGCTGAAACTGTTGGCCCACGCCTGCTCCGGATCCTTGCGGATGGCTGGAGCGACCTCGAATACAAGCTGGATCAGTACTATGCGGTGCTGCGCGAGGCCGGGCACAACAGCCGTGGACAAAAGACATACGGCACATTTCTGGCACTGGCCCACACGCTGATCGGTGACGACGGTCTGAAGGCACTGGGAATGCCGAGCGAACAGGGCGGAGACCTGCACAAATGGGGTGAGTGGCTGAAGGCTGAAGCAATGCCGGAGCTTGAAGGCGCAGGCGAGACCTGGCGGCAGGCGATCGACTACATCCTGACAAGCGAGATCGATGCTTATACCGGCGGCGCTAAAAAGACCGTGGCGCAGGTGATCGATGACTTGAAGCTTGGCCGCACGGCTTCAGAGTTCGGTGATAGCCAGACCTCAGCACTCCAGAACACGCGTGACCGGCTGGCGCTGGCAGACCTTGGCCTCTATGGCGATGTCCGGAGCGGTTTGACACTGGCCGTACCCAACAGCTCGAAAAAGATCGGCCGTGCGCTTCTGGACACGCCGTTCGGCGACCGTGGCGGCAACGGCAGCTGGAAATGGGCGCTCAGGCGCGCACCGCCGCACATCGTCAGCAAAACCATAGACGATGGCAGCGGCAGGCAGGACAACCGCGTCACCATTGCCGGGCGGCAGGTGCGCTGCCTGTTCATCGATCTCAAGGCATACGGGGCGCTTGGCTGATGATTTCAACTCAACGATGCAGAGCGCCGCCGAATTGCGTCATTTTGCACCTCAAAACCCCAGCCCCGACCCTTCGCTGTGCGAATAATCGCGCGGTTGACCTGTCGTGGCCGGGCCTATGGTGCACTCATGCGTGTGGCAAGACAGACAAACTGTCTAGCACTGTCTTGCCACTGTCTAACGATTTTGCAGCGCTAAAGCATTGGTATGAAAAGCAAAATCAGAACTTCAAGACAGTTAGACAATAAGACAGCATTTCCCCTCATACATACACACACACGCACGCGCACACGTAGAACTACACTGTCTAACTGTCTAAACGTCTTATACATATATAAGATATTGTATTTATTACTTAATTCAAAAGACAGCGCTTAGACAGTAGCTAGACAGTTTCGAGACAGGGCCATGAATAAAATATCCGAAGAAACTGACGATATGGATTTGGGTGAGTTCGCCGACGCCGAGGCCAGCTGGGAGCGCCGGGAGGCCGAACGGCTGGCGCGCGACCGCAAAGCCAAGCCCCGCCGCAAGCCCGGACGGCCAAAAGGGGCGACAAACAAGCGATCGCGTGATCTTCTCGCCCTGCAGGAGGAGAAAGGCTACGCGGATCCTGTTGAAGCGCTGATGCAGTACGTCACCATGCCAGCAGAACAGCTGCATGCATGGATCTGTGAGCGCCAACCATCAAAGCCGCCGAGCCTGTGGCAGGTGATGCAGGACCAGAACGCCATGCGCGTTCAGCTGGCACCTTACCTGCACGCCAAGATCATGAGCATGCCGCAGACGATCGAGGAGCTGCTGCCGATGCTGATGCTTAACCTTGGCACAAACCAGCTCGACCAGGCGAAGCAGATCGCAGCGGAAAAGGGCATGTCAGTCGGTCAGCCGCTGATTGAACAGCACTCCAATGAAAACAATGACTTAGAGAATTGACGGTCGTATGACTTTCGGCGCAACTGGTCACAAGTGAGATAACATGTTGATATCAAACGATATTCCTCTGATCAAAAATCAGTTGCAAGACCAATGCCGAAAGGCTGCCACTGCCCCCCTGGGCGGTGGCATCGCCAGAGAAAATTACCTTTACGTTCGCGTAATTCGCGGTGAGACCTTTCCCCGAAGCGGGGGCCACCCCGCCCCCAGGGGGAGGCCGCTTGCGCACCGATCCCGATTTAAGCAATCGGGGTTTGCTTATCGAGAGGCGTCTAATTTGAACGTTGTGCCACGTTCAGACGGAAGCCATGGGGGTGCGGGGGATCGTGAGGCACGCCCGGTCTCTTTCCGCCATTCCGGGGGTCGGGGGATCGCCGCTCAGTCTTTCAGATCATCTGGTCCACTTCATTCGGAATTCAGGATGATTGAAAGGACACCTGCAGGCCTTCGGCCTTTCGGTGACATCAGCGGTGCTGGCGCGCATGCGCGCGCGCCAGCTGGTTCTTTGCATTGAAAGGGCGCGCGGCATGAGCGGCACGATAGGCAGCATTACACGCGACGATCTCAAAAAACGGGATACGCAGGAGGTGCGCGCCCTTGTGGCGCGTTACGAGATCGATGAGAAGTTTTCTCCTTTCCGATATACGCCGCCCGGCCCTGTGGCGCAGGCATTCATCGTCTCTGATCTTCTCACCGCCGTCATCATGGGTCCGCTGGGTGGCGGTAAAACAACGGCCTGCGTCTTCAAGCGGATCTACGCTGCGAGCAAAGCGCCGATTGCATGGCACCCGGAAGACGGCAAGCCAACGCGCATGTGCCGATGGATCGTGCTGCGTGATACCTTCCGATCGGCAGAAAAGACGGTTCTTGAAAGCTGGAAGCAATGGTTTCACAAGAAGTATCCTGGATCGGCGTGGGCGGGCGGCAATGATCGTCCGGTGACGCACACGCTGCGTTTCATGGGCGCAGATGGTGTTCGTGTCGAGGTCATCACCGAGTTTGCGGGCCTTGGCGAGAACTCAATTGAGACCATGATGAAAGGCCGTGAATATTCGGGCGGCTGGCTCAACGAGATCGACACACATGCAGACGGTTCTCTTGCCGATATGGAGCAACGTGTCGGTCGTTATCCCGCTTCGAAAAACCTGCTCACCGTGGACGAAATTGAAGCACTTGGCCGCCAACTGGGCCACAAGCTGGAAAGCGGCCAGCGGCTGCGCATGGTGATCGGCGACATGAACGCGCCGACCGTCGATAGCTGGACATATCGCGACCTCATCAAAAAGCGAACACCAGACCGCTATCTGTTCCAGCAGCCGTCAGGCCGATCCGAAGAGGCGGAGAACCGGTTCAACCTTGAGCCGGACTACTACGACCGTATCGTGCGCAACCAGGAAGACTGGTTTGTAAAACGCATGGTCGATAACGAGTTTGGATATTCACGCGCTGGAAAACCTGTCTATGACGCTTTCGATCGCCGCCGGCACGTTGCGCGCATGCGGATCCTGACAGATCCCAAACTCACGCTTGGCATCGGCATCGATATTTCGATGAATACGCTGAACCCGGCGGCTGTTTTCGGGCAAACCAGAGCGCCGGGCCGCATCATTGTTGCCGATGAACTCTATCTCGGTCACGGCGTCGGGGCGGCGCGTTTCGGCGAAGCGTTGAAGCAGCGGCTTTCTGAAGACTATTCAAATGCCTCAAAGGTGCGCCTCTGGGTCGATCCGGCGGCAGAGCACGGCGCCGACCAGGAGGGCGGCCAGCTTTCAGCCATGGAAACGCTTGCCGTCATTCTCGGCCTTCCGATCCTCATTCCTGCCGGCGGCTCGAACGAACTTGGAATGCGCCTCGATGCGGTGAAAGCTGAGCTGCGTGGTTATCTCGAACAGGACACACACCTGCTGATTGATCCTGAACGCTGCCCGCTCCTGCTGGAAGGTTTCGAGGGGAAATACCGATACCGGAAACGCGCTGAAACGGCGCAGACCGAATATGAGGAGAAGCCAGACAAAGGCCATCCGCACTCGGACTTGCATGACAGCCTGCAATACCTCGTCCTTGGTTTTCGCGGTCGCACCGGCGCTATTCGCAGTGCCGCCGATGCAGATCGTGCACCAAGGCAGAACGGAGGCTGGTCCAGCCAGAGCGGTGAGAAGCGCTCCCCCTGGGGCGGGGGGAATGGCTTCGATCCTCACCAGGTCGGGCTGATCGGGCGATGACACTTGAAATCGAAACGCCGGCGTCAATCTTTGACATGGCCGATATGTCGGGGGCAGCCACCCAGATCAACTGGGCCATTGCCAAACAGATGTGGGCGCATGGCGAAAGCTATGTGCTGCGGCAATCCGGTGAAGCTATCGGGCTGTTTGGCCTCTATCCGAATGATGGATGGGCTGAGGCATGGTTTTGTGTCCGGCCGAAATGCTCTGAACATATGCTTTTCATCGTGCGAAACATCCGGTTGACGCTAGATGCTGCGCCCTACCCTTCCATCGTGACGTTTTGCGCAACCGATGCCGGTAAGCGGATTGCCCGCCTATCCGGTTTCAGGTTCGTCGAGCAGTGGAACAATACGGAGCTTTGGACGAGAGATGACCAATCTATTCGGCGGGAAGAGCGGTGCAGGTGATCTCCGCAAACAGCAGGAAGCCAACCAGCGCCGGCAACTGGCGGATATGGCACGACAGCAGGCGGAAGTTGATCAATCGACCAGCGGCAAAGCCGGTCGTAAAACCGGAAGCCGGCTGCTGACATTCCTTTCAGGCAATGGTGTCGATACACTTGGCGGTGCCTGATGAGTGAAACAACACGCCTCAAACAGCGGCGCAATGTCGCCCAGCGTGAGCGCGACGAATTCCAGCCGCTTCTGGACGAAGCCTATCAGTATGCCATTCCGTTCCGCAAATCGGCCAACTCCGAACGCAATGGCCGCTCGCGCGGCGAAAAACGCGTCGACCAGGTGTTCGATCACACGGCGGTGGACAGCGCGTTTCGCTTTGCCGGAAAGCTGCAGCAAGACTTCTGGCCCGCCGGTCAGGACAATTTCAAGCTTGAGCCGGGACCGGTGATTGTAAACCCGGCCGAGCGTGACGAACTCGCCAAGCAACTTGAGCCGATCGGCAGTGTCGCGGGCGCTTTTTTCGATGACGGCGACTGGGATATGGCCTTTCACGAAATGGCCCTTGAGCTTTCCGCCGGAACCGGCGCTATCCTCATGGACAGCACGAATGAACCGGATAAGCTCTGGGAACCTATGAGCGTTCCTATTGACGAACTGCTCCTTGAAAACGGACCCCGCAACCGCATTTCCGGCATCTTCTGGACACGCAAAATGACAATCCGCGTGGTTAAAGAAACGTGGCCACGCGCACGGCTCAGCGAAGAAATGAAAGAGCTTCTGCGCGACAAGCCGGAAGAGGAAATCGATATCTATCAGGATACGGTTTATGATGCGCGCAAGAGCGAATGGATCATGACCGTATGGTGCAAAAAGCAGTCAGCGAAATTGCGCCAGAAAAAATCACGCACATGCCCCTGGCTGGTCCCGCGCTACTTCCGTGTACCGGGTGAAACTTATGGCCGTGGCCCGGTCATGCTGGCGATGCCGACAATCAAAACCCTGAACACAACGGCACGCCTGCAGCTGCAGGCAGCATCGATTGCCATGCTTGGCATCTACACGGCTGTTGACGACGGTGTTTTCAATCCGGATCTGGCAGTGCAGGCCCCCGGCGCGTTCTGGAAGGTGGCGCGCAATGGCGGATCTCTGGGGCCATCGGTTCAGCGCTTCCCGGATCCTCGCATCGACCTGCAAAACATGGTTTTGAACGAAATGCGGATGGGCGTGAAGGCAACGATGATGGATCAGAGCCTTCCGGCAGAGGGTGCCGCGGTGCGCTCGGCAACCGAAATTCTGGAACGGGTCAAGCGATTGGCTTCCGATCATCTGGGCGCTTACGGCCGCCTGGTCAAAGAGGTCACAATCCCTGCCGTCAAACGCGTTCTTGAACTGGCCTATAATCGCGGTCTGATCGCCAGCGATATCCCGATCGACCAGCTGCTTGTGCGCGTCAAGATCAAAAGCCCGCTGGCAATTGCGCGCGAAGCCCAGCGCATCGAGAAGATCGTGCAGTGGCTGCAGATGGTTCTGATGATCATGCAGGACAGATCAAACCGGGTCGCAAAGGTTGAGCAATCGCTTGTGATGATCGGCCGTGATTTCGGCATTCCGGAAAAGCTGATGGTAACCGATAAGGAGCGGGATGCCATGGACGAGCAAGAACAACAATTGCAGGCCGCTGCCGTTGCCGCGCAGGCGGCCGGTGCAGCCGGGGGAAGTTAGGATGAAACCACAGGACATTGAAGGCATCATTTCCGGCGCGGCCAGCGGTGGCTGGGACTGGTTTGAGCAAGCCGACGAAAAAACGCAGCAAGCGCTCAAAATCCAGCAGGAAAAGGACGCTGAGGATGCGCGCGCGATCGCATCGGCATGGGCGCGTTTTTACAACTCCCCTGATGGTCGAAAAGCCCTGGAATCCATGTTCGATGTAACGCTACGTCGCGCCGTTTACTTTGCAACGGCTGGATGGGATCCAGCGACGATGGCGACCTATGGCGCTTTTCGTGAGGGGCAGAATTCACTTGCTCAAGAGATCGCCCGGCAAATCAGCCTGGGCGAAGGCGAGGCCATCAAGCCACGCGACGTGCAAACCTGACGTGAAAGGAAAAAACGATGCATGATCTGTTGAGGCGGTTTATGCCTATGCCGGTTTTCGAGGCAGAAGGCGGTGGTACCGGCGAAGGTGAAGGTAACGCTGCGGGCAGTGGTGACGGCGGCGGCGGTGATGGAGGCTGGAAAGCGCCGGAAGGCCTTCCGGAAGAATTCATGGGCGCAGATGCCGATGAAACACTGGGCAAACTGCTGGGCGGTTATCAGGATGTGAATACCCGCTTCACCGGTATGCGCGACAAACTTTCAAAAATGCCGGCAGCACCCAAAACACCTGACGAATATGCTTTTGATCCGGGCGAAAGCCTCTCTCCGTTTTTCGGTAATCTCAGCGAAGACAAGATGTTTTCTGCCGCCCGTGAAGCCGCACACAAGCATGGTATGAGCCAGGAGCAGTTTGCAGGCTTCATTTCCGACACTTTCGGGCCGATGGCAGAGGCTGGCTTGTTGGCCGAGCCTTTCAACCCGAAAACGGAACTTTCGACGTATCAGAGTGCCACCGGACTGGATGCAAAGGGCGTTGAAAAGTCTCTGCAACAGAATGAAACCTTTGCAAACGGCCTGATCGAACAGCTGGATCTGCCAAAAGATCTTTCCGACGCGGCGAAGGGTATGTTTATGGGGCTGACGGACACAGCCGCCGGCAACGCCATTCTGCAGGCGCTTTCGGCAAGGATGAGTGACAGTGGCTTCGGACTGGAAGGTCATGGCGGAGGTGATGGCCAGCTGACAGATGCAGATCTTCAGAAGCTGGACAGCGATCCACGCATTGATCCGCACAACCGCGATCACAAGGATCCGAACAAGCGTTTCGATCCGGATCTGCGAAAGCGCTATGATGACGCTTACAGGCGTCTCAATCGTTAAAAACATCAGATACTCACGCGACACAAGGCCGGGCAATGCCCGGCTTTTTTGCATTCTGCGGTTTACCATACCCCGGCGCCCATAGCCTTGGATCAGACAACGGGCGGACCTGCAAGAGTGATGGCCTCTCCGGCTGATAACCGGACCCTGATCGGCGCGCGGCCTCTCCAAACGGTGTTTTTCTCATCAATCAACATCGGAGCGATCCATGACACAGAATGTTAACAACTGGAACACAACCCAGTATGCGCGGCGCGCCATGGCGATCTATCAGCAGCGCGGCAACCGCCTGCGACCGACCGTCACACAGGCCATGCGTATCGCAAACAATGAAAAAGGCATTTTCTGGCTGGCAGGAAAATCGGTTGCCAAGAAAAAAACACGCGGCCAGCGCAATATCCCAGGCAACGGCGAGCGCAAAAAGTTCGAAGTGTCTCTGGAAACGTGGGTCGCGTATGATGAGATCGAGGAATACGATGAAGATCGCACCACGGTCGATGAGCGTGAGGTCATCTATTCTTCTGGCGCAATGGCACTTGGCCGGGCGACCGATATCGAGATTTACGCCAAAATGGCGGCAGCGAAAACCACGGTTGACGGCTCGCTCGATTTTTCTGCAGGTGCTTTTTCCGCAGCTCATGCGCTGCGTCTCTGCGCTGCTTTGCAGGATGACAAGGTGCCGTGGGATGGACAGGTTTTTTGTGGACTGCCATCCCTGCAGTGGAACCAGTTTCTTGGAAACAAGGTCGTTAACTCCGCCGAGCATGTCAGCGACGATCTGCCATTTGTGAAATCGACAGATACGCGCTTCTGGAATGGCGTCAACTGGTTTCTGTTCGTCGAGGAAGACGCCGAAGATCTTTACCCGGTTCCGGGCGCCAACAAGCAGGATCTGTTCATCTGGCACAAGTCGGCCATGGGCTGGGCCAATAACACAGATCTGCGCGTCATCAGCCAGTGGCACAACGAATACGATGTGACCTCCTTCAACATGCAGGCCAAAGGCGCAGCCACAACCCTGCAGGAAGGCAAAGGCGTCGCACGCTTCCGTACTGGAACGGACAGCTCAATCGCCATCGTCTGATGATCTATCACCGGGCGCATGTCGCTCGGCCTCATTCCATCAACCGGAGAAATCAATATGGCTTTTAACATCAAAGGCTTTCGCACCGTCGATTATATCCCGCATCCAAGCGGCGAGGCCGGGGCCAATCTCGGCAAGCATGTCTATGCCACCAATGACGACCCCGCCGCGATCGAGACCGCCGGATACTTCAACGATCTGGCAACATACAAATGGGTCAAGACCGGTGATCAGATCGACTGCACGCTCGATCTCGACGGCACACCAATGCGCCGGAACTACATCGTCACTTCTGTGACGTCCGGTGTGGTGGCGATTGCAGCACAGAACGTCGCTTGATGCGAAATCTCTAGCTGAAATCACGCACCCGGCCGCCGGTTACACGTCCCGGCGGCCGACACGTATTCATAAAACAAAGGTGCTGGCATGGTGCTTCTCGACGATGAAATTGCAATCGTAAACGCGGCCTGCGCGCTGATCGGTGAGGACGCGATCCAGAGTTTCGACGATGATGACGGCGGCAATTCCGGTGCTGGGCTGATCTACGGCATGGTCGTTGATTTTAATCTCGGTATCCAGCCAGCAGGATTTCAGTTTGCCCGTGAAATGCGCCAGCTATCGCGCATCGATGAGGCGACAGCCTTCACCGGTTACACTTACGTTTTCGATATTCCGGCTCCTTACACCGGCACGCCAGTTTTTCTGACAGATGACCCTTCAGACCCAAACCGGCGTTATCAGGCGTTTATCCTCACGAATGGTCAGGTCCATGCCAGTGACGATCCGCTTTATGCCATGATCAAATTCCGGCCTCGGCCGTCTCAATGGACGGCAACATTCCGGCGCGCGACGGTCACGGCCATTGCCGCAGAACTGGCCTTCTCTCTGGCCTCCGACCGCAACAGCCGAAACGACCTGCAGCAAATGGCCTATGGCTCATCGATCGAGAATTATCGCGGTGGGCAAATGCGCGCGGCGCTTTCAGAAGACGGCTTTTCAAACCCGCCACGGCCCACGGGGACCGCAAACAATCCACTTGAACGGGCATGGAGGGGATAAGACATGGTCGCACGCCCGGGCAACACACAGGCCGCATATACTGCCGGTGAGCTTGACCCACTGCTCTACGAGCGCACCAAGCTCAAATATTTCGGAACAGGCCTGCAATATGCGGAAAATATCGTTATTGCGCCGCAAGGCGGCTTTTCCAATCGGGGTGGTTTGCGGGATATCGGCAGCCTGCCGGCCAATGCCGCGCGGATTTTTCCATTCATGTCATCGCTTGGCACTACCTATGATATTGTCTTTGCGGGCGATGCCGGCGAAGTCTGGTCAGCCAGCAGCAAAACAGCCGATATCAATGTTTCCGGCCTTGCCGGGATCCTGCCCGAGGCCACCAGCGCGCAGCGTTTCGACACGCTGTTGCTGTTTCATCGCGACCTGAAGCCCAAGCGCATCCGCCTGACGAACAGCGGCTGGACATCTGATGAGATGCCGATCGAGAACCCGCCCGACTGGGATTATGGAGGAACCTATACCAACGGCGTTGCGGCCGTCTGGACGCTCGAATTCGTTGGGCTTGAAAGCGGAACATCGATCTTCACGCTGACGGTTTCCCAGCAGGAAACTTTCTCGATCACCTTCAACGATGACATGCTGACGCTGATTACCGATATCAGCAACGCCATTGCAGATCTGCCAAACGTCAGCCCGGGTTTTACAGTCGAGGCAGGTCCTGCAACGGATCCTGTTATTCCAGATCCCGGTGAACCGTTTCCTTCAGGGCCTAAAAAAGTAACGATTACATTCTCCGGCGCTGGCAATGAAGGTGATGGCTGGGCGGTTTCCGGCTCTGTTGTCAACAAGGCCGATGCCGCGATTGTTGCCGTTAAAAACACAGTTGGCATCTCCCCCGGCGAGCCGGTTATCTCAGCCGCTCGCGGCTGGCCGCAATGCGGCTGTTTTTATAACCAGCGCCTGATCGTCGGTGGTTTCAAAAGCCTGCCGCATGCCTGGATGATGAGCCGTCAGGGTGACTATTTTGAATTCAATAACCGCTTCACCGAAGATGACGGCCCTGCCCTGATCCCGATGGACGCCGAAGGCGGTGAAAGTATTGAGCGGATCAAGCCATCGCTTTATCTGCAGATATTCACCAGTCAGGCGGAATACTGGATTGCGCAGCGCGGCCTCTCACGCAATGAAGCGCCAAACCATGTGCAGTCGTCGCGCAATGGCACGGCGCGCGGCGTGCCTATCAGCGAGAATGAGGGCGCGAGCCTTTATGCCTACAAGAACCGGGCCACGCTGGGTGAATTGCGCTATACCGACACCGACGGCAATTTCATTTCAACAAACATATCCCTTCTGGCTCCGCATCTTCTGCGGGCAGGTATATCGGATATGGCGGTGCAGCGCGCCACATCCGACAATGACGGAAACCTGCACGCCATTGTGCTGCAGACGGGTGCAGCCCGGCTGGCGACAATCCTGCGCGAACAGGAGGTCACTGCATTCACGCGGATGAGCGCCGATGGCCTTTCATTCAAAGCCTGCGCAGTCAACGGCCGCAACGAGCTTTCATTCATCACGGACCGAAACGGAAGTCGCAGGTTGCAGCGCATGGAAGACGGGTTGCTGGTGGACGATGCGACAAGCTTTTCGTTCGGATCGCCAACCGCCACGCTTACCGGTCTTTCTCGCTTCAACGGTGTTTCGGTTTGGGTTATCGCCGATGCCAATGTGTTCGGCCCTTATACGGTTTCCGGCGGCAGCCTGACATTGCCGATAGAGGTATCAAACGCGACGGTCGGCACCTGGTCGCCGCCGGTGGTGAAGACGCTGCCGCCATCCCGCGAGGTTGGCACAAACACCGTGGTCAAACGGCGCGGACGCATTCACAGTGTGCGGTTATCGCTGACTGACACAACGAGCGTTGCCATCGGAACCAATGATGGCCCGCTCAGAAACGTCAACCTTACGCGTTACGGCATGCTGGCTGATGTCGGTGAGCTTGATCATGGCTTTACCGGCGAGATCAAGATTAACGGTTTGCGTGGCTATTCAGATGCCCCGTTTGTGACTGTCTCGCAACTGCGGCCCGGTAGACTGAACGTGCGCTCCATTACCGTCGAAGCTGCACTTTAATGGAGACGACATATGGAAGCGGCATTTTCTGCATTGATGGGCTTGTTTTCAGGCGGTGGCGCAGCTGCGGCAGGCACGGCTGCTGCCGGCGCGGCGGGTGCGACGGGGGCCGCAAGTGCAGCTGCCGGCGCGGCATCGGGTTTCAGCGGCCTTGCGGCACTTAAAACCGGCACGGCACTGCTTTCCGGTATTTCGGCGCTCGGTCAGATCGGCATGGGCAATGCGCAGGCCGAAATCGCAAATGCACAGGCAGATGAAGCGATCCTGCAGGCCGGACAAGAAAACCTTGACGCCAAACAACGGCAAAACAGGATCCGCCGCGAAATGGCGTCGATCCTTGGTGAGACGAAAAACAAGTATGCCGCCGCCGGCGTCGATCTGACGGGCGGCATTGCCGAAGGCCAGGCGCAGCGCACGGCGCAGGATGCCGCCTCGCAGATCTCTATCGATCGGCGGGACAGTGAATTCATTCAGGCACAATATCGCGCGCGTGCCCGCAATCTCAGACGACAGGGCAGCATGGCCAGAGCCGGTGGATTGCTGAACGCAGTTGGCACTGTCGCCAATTCCGCCATGAGTATCCGCCAGCTGGGAGATTGACCATGGCACCAATCAGACGTTTGCAGTCCGAAGGCCGCGCAGGATCCGGCGTGCCGTCAGCAGTGGCCGGTGCTGGTGGCGCATCAAACGCCCTTGCCAATCTGGCCGGCTCACTTTCTGACCGGCTCTACAAACTGGCGGAAGATGCGACGGTCCGTGCGTATACGGAAAAAGGTATTGCCGGCGGATCGGCAGCCGGCGACCAGTACACAGATGGCGTTACAGGTTACGGATTGCAAAACCGCGCCATCAATGGCGACCCGATTGCCGCAAAAGCCTTTCTTCAGGGCGTATCCAACAAAGACAAAGGCCACACGGAAGGCCTGGACGACAACTTCGCCGTCAAGGTTGCCAGTCTGTTGCAGAGTGCACCGGAAGACATTCGCGCAGGTCTTGGCATGTATTCGGGCTATCGCTCTGAAGAACACCAGGCACGGCTATGGCAAAATGCTCTTGTCAAATACGGATCGGCGGCGGCTGCCCGAAAATGGGTCGCGCCACCCGGCAAAAGCCAGCACAATCACGGCAAGGCCATGGATCTTGCCTATAATGGTCAGTCACTCAGCAAAGCGCCGGAAAACGTCGTAAAATGGCTTCACGACAATGCCCCGGCGCATGGTTTGAAATTTCCCCTTTCCAACGAAAACTGGCACATCGAGGATGACAGCACGCGGGGTGGAATCGGCACACTGGCTGCCCAGGCACAGACGCGGATAGATCCACGGCCACTGCAACTGCGCCGCGACGGAACGATTGCAGGCGAAGCCTATGACCGTGCGGCACAGTCTGCCTATCTCTGGCGGGTGCAGGCCGGTGTTTCGACTGACCTTTTCAACGCCCAGCAGCAATTTGAAAATGACCCGGCCGGGTTTGCTGCAGCGGTTGAAGATATCAAAAGTCAGTATATGCAGGATCCTGCCTTTGCGGATCCACTGATGCGCGAAGCCTTCGAGCAAAACATCACACAGCGATCCAACGCCTATCAGCAGCAAATTACGGCCGCTTATGGCCGCCAGCTGAAGGCAGAAGAACAGGCAGCATTTACCGACGGCATTGCCGCCGTGCAGGTGAATGTCGAGCGGCAGGCTTATGGCTATGGCGCCAACGGTGACGGCGATGAAGCCGTGGGCCAGATGGTGCTTGGCGCGCAGGCATCAATCGACAGCGCCGTTGCCAACGGGACCGTGACGCTGGCCGAAGGCGAAAAGCTCAAGGAAGATATCGCGATAACCGCCTCGCGGGCGCGCATCCAAGGTGTTTACGATGCGCTGCCAACACCACAGGCCAAGGAAGAATTTGCGGCCGGGCTGGTTGATAAGTGGATCGCAGACGATCCGTCGATCGGCGAATATGGCGACCGCCTGATGGGCGAGATTACGGCGCTATCCGAGACCCTGCGGCGCGACGCCAGCGATATGACCAATGCCGAACGCACGGCATTCAAGGCGAAGGCCGCTGACATCGAGGGTCTTATCGCTGACGATGTTGCCAGCCTGACCGCAACAGGAAAAGGGCTCGATCCGACAGATACCGGCCTGACGCCGTCAGAGGTCGAGCGATATCTGGGGCCGGAGGCCGCCAATGACTGGAAAGATGCGCGAAAACAGGCGCTGGCGCTTTACGATGCCACACGCAACATGGAAGCCGAAGACGCGGCCGATATCGCCACAAGGCTTGAAGAACTGAAATCAGACGCAGACGCCAGCGCCGGAAAGCCCGGCTATACTGAAAAGCAGGCAATCTATGCAGCCGCCGTCAAGCGTGCCGACGATGTGCTGAAAGAAAGACAGACAGACCCGCTTGGTCAGGCCGGGCGCGCAGGTGTGGTGGAAATCACGCCTATCGATCCTTCCACGCCGGAAGCGCTTTCCGCCAGCCTTGCCACGCGGCAGAGGCAACGCAAACAGGTTTCGGGCCTTTACAGCCGGACGGTGCCCTTCTTCCTGCCCGGTGAACAGGCCCGGCTTTCGGAAAGCCTGATGCAGAACCCGGAAGCGATTGCCGGTTTTTCCGCAACGCTGATCGATACACTTGGTGACAAGGCTGTTCCGGTGCTGACCGAGCTTTCCGACCAGGCCCCGGTGATTGCTCATGCCACGGCACTATCACTGGAAACCGGTGATGCGACAATTGCTGACGAAGTTTCGCGTGCGCTGGCCTTGAAAAAGGAAAAAGTGTTCACCGTCAAAATGCCGTCACAGGCCGATCAAACTGCAATTGCGCTGCCCAATCTTGGCACAGCCTTTGCCGGTCAGCCGCGCCTGCAATCCGCCGCGCTGCAGACCGCCGCAATCCTTTTTGAAAAGGCTGCGAACGAACAGGGCTTCGATCCGTCCGAAATCGAGGAAGACGGCACGGTCGCGCAGGAAACCTATCTTTCGATCCTTGACCGCGTGACGGGTGGACGAAAAATTCAGGGACGTGATTTCGGCGGTCTGGCCGATGTGAATGACACACGCATCGTTGTGCCACCCGACATGGAGAAAACCAGACCGCAGGAACTGCTGGACAACCTCTCTGCCAAACAGCTTGCCGCCCTGCCGCCGTATGAAAGCGGCGATTTTGAAATACAGATCAACCGGATCCGCAATGCGCAGCTGGTCGGTATCGGTGACGGCATCTATCGTGTGGCGCTTGGCGATGCCGCCTCTGACGATCCGCAATACATGGTGCAGCCTGATGGCAGCGCCTGGCTGCTGGACATTCGCCAGCTGGCTGACATCGAGGCGCGGACACAAACAATCTATCAGGACACGAGACGCGGCAGTCGCCCGGTCGAAACCATCATTGCGCCTGCCGGTGAAGCGGAGGCTGACACAGGTGCACGCGGGCAATCGCGCTATACACCGCAGCCTCCCGGCCAGACCAGCCCGAACCAGAACCTGAGACGCGGCGGCGGGGCAGACTGGAGAGAGCGATGAGCATGTGGCTTTACGAGGCAGAGCCGTTTCATCCGCGCACGGTGGCACAAGGGCAATCGACACTGGGCGAAGTCTTCATGTCCAGTTTCGAAGCCGGCAAGCTGACCGATAATATCAATTCGCGCTCCACCGCGATGACGCGCGCATATGACGAGCGCATTGCCGCCATCCGCGCAGCCACGGGCGAGACCCATGTGAACCCGATGAAAGCGCGGCCACTGCGTTATCGGCCCGGCCGCGACCGTCAAGCTTTCGAGGCACAGCAATTTTCACGCACGGCCAGCGGTTTCAATGCCTGGCTTGGCAAGATGGCGGAGAAATACCCTGACCAGGCTGAAGTGATCCGTGCCGATCAACCGGTGGAAGACGATGCAAAGGCGCTGGCGCGCAATATGGACGAAGAAGCGGCCAGAACCATTGCGGCTGCCAAAGGCCCGGCGAAATGGGCGGCGATGTTTGGCGGCCGGGCTGCAGCCATGTTCAATGATCCGATCCAGACCGGTGCGCTGGTGTTCGGCGGTGGTGCCGGTGCGGCGAAAACAGTTGCGGGCCGGATCCTGACGACCGCCGCATCCGAAGCGGTTGTAAACGGTGTGGTGCAGGCTGGTACCGAACCGTTTGTGCAGCGCTGGCGCAAAGAGGCCGGACTTGAAAGCGGGCTTGGCGAGGCGGCGAAAAATGTCGGCTTTGCCGCGTTGTTCGGCGGGGTGCTCGGTGGCGGTGGCCGTGCCTTTGGCGAAGGCCTTGCCGCCATCGGTCGCAGTGCTGAGGCCCGTGCCGCCCTGCGTGCCACAGCGAAAGACGCGACGACACCTGAGCCTTTGCGCCGTGCCTTGTCCGGCGATATGGACGCAGCCGCATCAGTGCTGCAGCCGATGCGCGCGAACCTGCCAGCAGAAACGCGCGGCGCCCTCGATGCGCTGGAAGGTGAACGGCTTTTCGGCAACCAGAAACCGCCACCGGCACGCATATCCTATCATGACAGCGTGAGCGCCCACGCGCTGGAAGCCGCCCAGACACAAAGCCCCTTTGCCTTTGAGCCAGATCCGGTACAGGTTTCCCGCATTGCCGACCAACTGGCACCGGAGACAGCTGCATCGGCCCGAACGCCAGACACGGACATGCCAATCGACGAATTTTTAATGCGTCGCGGCGGAGTGAAAGACTTCAAGGGCGAAATGGCGGCGCTGGGTCTGGATCGAACGCACAAACCGTTTGTCGGAAAGCTTGTCAAAGACACTGGTGACACACTGGACAATTCTCGGCTTGCGGCCGCCGAAGCAGGCTATTTCAACGATCTTTACGGCACGCCGGAAAAAGCGGCAGAGCAAAGCACGATCTCCGACCTGCTGGACAAGCTGGACAGCGCCAGCCGCACAGTCACCGCGCAGCCGATTGCAGAGGCCGAACGCCGTGCGGTGGAAACACTTGTGCACGATATCGTTGGCTATGCCGGTCCATCTGTCGATGATGGCCTGATCATCCGTGCTGCCAATCTGGCGAATGCCGAAAATCTGGATCCGGCCGAGGCACTGGCGCGCACACTGGAAGCGCCGGACGCTGCGGCCGCAGGCGTTGAACCATCGGAAAGCGCCGATGCAATGCCATTCTTCGACGATGATTTTGGCGGGGGGATGGATAATCCGGGCCAGATCGATCGCGCGTTGAAACTGTCCGATACGGATATGGGCGATATTCCCGACGACATGGAAATTCCCTTCTTTGACGATGAGGCACCGGTGACAATTGCCGCGCTGAATGATGAGCTGGAACGTATTGAACGCGCCGCGCGCGTGGTGGAGGCCTGCCCGCTATGAGCCTGAATGATTGCCTGGCGAAAGCCGTTGATGAAAACATACTGTCCAGCGACGACGCAGAACGGCTGGCGCGCGACTATGACCGGATGCGCCGGCGCTTTGCAGCCAATTCCGAAGTAACCGCCGATGCCGAAGCGAAAAAGGCGCTGGCCGAGCTGCTACGTGCTGAAAGCGCGCATCAGCGCCGCAAAGCCAAGCTATCGATTAAATCGATCAACCGGCTTGCCGCAGATCTCGGCAGCCACAGAAACGCGCGTGGCGAGCTGGATGTTGGCGAGGCGGCACTGGATAAGCTGGAACATTTCGGCACATCGGGCTTTGCATCTGTTTCCGGGCGTCAGCGCACGATTATCGGCATGGCACATGCCCGCATGGATGACGCGCTTTATCATTTCCGCCGATCGGCACTGCTTGGCGATGCGGCGCGCCACAACAAAGCCGACCTTGACAATGTTGTGCGCGAGGCCTTTGGCGAAGACACAGGCGATGCCGCTGCCAAACACTTTGCCAAGGTCTGGGACGATACGGCCGACTGGCTGCGCCAGCGCTTCAATGCCGCTGGCGGCGCAATCGGCAAGCTGGAAAACTGGGGCCTGCCACAGCACCATGACGCCCGCGCACTGAGGAAAAAAGGCCTGCAAAAGTGGAAGGAAGATATAACACCGCTTCTGGATGTTTCCCGCATGAAACACCCACTCACCGGCAAGAGTGTGGATCTGAAGGATCTGGACGATATCCTTACAGACGTCTGGACCGGCATTGCCACAGGCGGCTGGGCAAAGCGGGATCCGTCCCGCCAGCCCTTCGGCAAGGGCGCACTGGCGAACCAGCGCGGCGAACACCGGTTTCTGGTGTTTCGCGATGCCGATAACTGGCTTGAGTATCAACGCCTTTATGGCGGTGGCGGCGATGCTTTCGGATCCATGATGGGCCACATCAACATGATAGCAAAAGATATCGCCGCAATGGAGATCCTTGGACCGAACCCGAACGGCACAATCAACTGGCTGAAACAGGCCGTGGAAAAGCAGGCAGCGGAGAAAGCCGCCGGACGCCCTGCCCGCTTTGCCGGAAAACCGGAACGGGCCGGAGACCGGGCAGCCAGCATTACCAAGAAGATCGATGCCGTGTGGGGCTCCATGCGCGGCACGCTGCAAACGCCGATCAATGGCCGCTGGGCGGCCGGTATGGCCGCCACGCGCAGCCTGATCACCGCCAGTGTTCTCGGATCGGCAACGATCTCGGCAATCTCCGATGTTGGCACCACGATGATTTCGCGGAAATTTGCCGGTATCAACGCCAGAGGCGCGTTTTCCGATATCATCAAGGCCTTTGGCAAAACCAGCCGAAGAGAAGCCGTTGCTGCCGGTCTGATCCTTGACGATGCCATGCATGTGTTTCACGCACAGGCACGCTATGTCGGCACACTGGACGGCCCCGGCTGGTCAAGCTTCATCGCCGATCGGGTATTGTCACTCTCCGGACTTACGCCATGGAGCCAGGCCGGCCGTCACGCTTTTGGCCTGGCCTTCATGCGCACGGTCTCCGAACATGCCGGTAAAAACTACGATGCCCTGCCGGAAGCCTTGCGCAACACGATGAAACGCTACGGCATTCTTTCGCGTGACTGGGATCTGATCCGAAAGACGAAAAAGCATGATATGGGCGGCGCAACCATAATCCGGCCGAATGAAATGCTGGATGCCGGCGACAACCGGATTTCCGAGCGCTATCTGGAAATGATCCAGTCTGAAACGGAATTCGCCATTCCATCCGGTTCACACCGCTCCAAGGTGGCGCTTGTGGATGAAAACCGCCCCGGCACCTTCATAGGCGAGGTTTTGCGCTCCTTTGCCCAGTTCAAAAGCTTTGGTGCTGTCTTCATGCTGCTGCACGGCAAGCGCATCCATCACATGCTGGTCGGTGACAATCCGAGCAAAGGTGCTGCCTATGCCGGATCTCTGCTGATCTCGACCACGCTTTTCGGTGCCATGGCCTATCAGTTGAAGCAGATGGCGGCAGGCCGCGACCCACAGGATATGAAAGATCCGTCATTCTGGGGTGCTGCCATGCTGCAAGGTGGTGGTCTCGGCATTTACGGTGACTTCCTGTTTTCGAACGTCAACCGCTATGGCGGCGGCTTTTCCACCACACTGGCCGGGCCGGTGGTGGAGCGCGCCAATAATCTCTGGAACCTGACGGCCGGAAACGCGATCCAGCTCGCCAATGGCGAAGATACAAAATTTGGCCGGGAGCTGAACCGCTTCATGCGCTCCAACACGCCGGGTTCAACCATCTGGTATCTGCGGCTCGGTTGGGAACGGATTGTCTTCGACCAGCTGCAATATCTGATGGACCCGGAAGCTAATAAAGCCTTCAAGCGCAAGCAGCGTTTCTTTGAGCGCGAGTTCGATCAGGAATACTGGTGGAAGCCCGGCGAAGCCCGGCCCGAACGCGGGCCGGATGTTGGGGCAGCGGCAGGCGGCGGTAGTTAATCAAGCTCGGACATTTCAACGGCTTTGATGAATTTAACAGCTGTGGGCACCTGCGCCGCATAGAGAATAAGGCTGATCCATACTCCAACGATTACGGCAAGCAGCGCCCGCAAAACCGGAATTCTGAGGTGATCATAAACCAGCTTTCCGGCATAGATGGCAATGGCCAGAGAGCCGATGAAGTATCCAAGATAAAGAACACCAGACAGAACAAAAGCAACCAATTCTGCTGGTCGAAAAACCAGAGTTTCGACAATCTCCGGCAATAAATTATCCCACATAGGTCAATTATTCAGGCTTTCGGGTGTAACCACGCTCATTAAGACAACCATCAAATATAAGATTGATCAGCTGATTGTTGTATTCTGAAAGATTTACACTTCGGGTCATTGCCGCCTCAGCAGCTTTCCCGTCACAGATAACACGATCCTTATTAAAGGTCGCAAGTGTTGCCTCTGTGGCATCGACCCGGCGGCCGTCACTGTCGCGATACCAATAGCCTGTTGGCGTGGTTGAAACGCACCCAGATGCTAGAACAGCACATAAGATCGCCACTACATTTCGCATTTATATCCCCATCGATAGAAATCCCCGCAGAGACTAAACATGCTTCTTGAAAAAGCGAAAGCCGGAAAACTGACGTTAAAGGGAAATCTAAAAAAACGTCAGGAATGTTTGACTTCACGCCAGATGCTCGTGCAAGCTAAAGATGGATTAACCATCGGCGGCGATCAGGGAAGACGGGCTAAAGCTATGACTTACGCACATGATTTGTACAATTTTAAGGAGGTACAAATATCATGTCGCACCATTCCGCGCCCGAACCGCATCACATTCTTGAGCACAAGCTTGTTGTTCTGAAAGCCGAAATTGACATGCTGATGTTCGTTGCCGAAACGGCCTCGCCGGATGACTTCCGCCAGCTGCAGGCCAATATCGCTGCGATGCTGGGCGAAATTGCCGACAAGCTTTACGACTGTGAGCACGCATTGGCATCGCTGAATTCCGGTTGACCCGATAAAGCCCATGAAAAACTGACCCCGGTTCTTAACTTTCCGGGGTTTTTCATGAGCACTGTCCTGCCTATCGAAGACAAGCCGCGCTGGGCTATCTATACCGCTGCCGACGGTCAGGTGACCTTTGCCATTCCATTCGTGTTTCAGGCCGCCATCGATGTCAGCGTATTTATCGAGGTCGATGACAGCTGGGAGAAGATCACAAGCGGATACACCATCACAGGTGCTGAAAACCCAATCGGCGGATCCGTCACCTTTTCTTCCGGCAGAGCCCCAGGCGACCGAATTCTGGTTTTGGGGGCAGCCCTTCTGGAACGTGTCCTTTCCATTGTCCGCTCCGGCCGCTTCTCGTCCAAAGCCATCGACGATGATTTCGACCGGCTTCTGCTGATCGTCCAGGAGCTGGACCGAGACCGCCAGCGTTCGATCAAAAGTGAGTATGGCGAGGATGGGCTGACGCTTGCTGCAGGTATTGGTGATGAACGAGCTTTGATAAAGCGTGGAGCAAAGCTCGAAGCGGGGCCGCTCATAGATGAAATAGAAAATGCGCAAGGTTACGCTCTCGACGCCAAAGAGAACCAAGAAAGATCGAAGAAAGCGGCGATTGTTGCCGCAGGCTCAATGACAACGGTTATTGACCCTCAATTTAGCAATCTGGCGACTGCACAAGCATACTCGCCGGTGATTGCACCTGATTATATTCGCACGGCGGGATATTCTGCCTCTGGCGATGGCGGCGGCGCTATGTACAAGAAGGCGGCAAGCGAACCGGCTCATGCTGGTAAATTGTCAATCACTCTTGACGATGCCGTCACTGTTGTCTGGTATGAGTTGGCAGAGTTGAAGCCAACTCCGCTTATGTTCGGGGCTGTTGACGATGGCACAAGCACGGATGACACTGATGCTTTTGACGGACTGTCTTCGTACTGCGAAGAAAATGGAATCCCGGGGTACATCCCAGCCACATCTACCGGCCTTGCAACAAATGGCAATCATACATTCAGTTACGGACTGATTGGAGAGGGCAACTGGAGGTCAAAGGTATTCGTTACACACGCAACAAATGACGTTATAATTGGTTCAGATTTTTACGGCGGAAATTATGTAGGTGTTTATTATTTCGCCTCAGTTACCAGGACTAACGGAGCTACAATAAAAATAGATAATTCTGTGTTACCAAATAACTATTCTCTGGCTACAGTTGTAAGAAATAATGTATTTCAAAACGGGTTCATTGATATTCAGTTTTTGCGATGTAATGCAGGAAGTGTAGAGGGGAATAGATCATTTGATTTTGCGTATTGCTTCTGTGTTCTTGGAAATGTAGACTTCCCAGATAATGGGGACTATTCAATTTCTGGTAACGTGTGGGATACAGGTGTATCCGGTGCTTATGCGGGTATTCTACAATTGCAAGCTGGAGGCGCTCGTATTGTTAATAACAAAGGTGGTCGCGCTGACTTCGGTTACGTTCTACAGATGCAGAGCGATGACGACACGTCTATCCTTATTATCTCAAATAACTCTTTTGAAAATCACAACGTTGGTAACATTAGGTTAACGCGAGACACTGGAATAACTGGCGAATTTCGACATGTAATAATTACAGGAAACGAGTTTGCCGGTGTTGTTTCGCCAAACGCATGCCTAGAGTTGGATTTTGGGTTGGCTGATTTTATAACAAACGTTGTTGTGACGGATAACGTAATCCAATTTACAAATGTTGCAATTTCTGTAGACCAAGCGAAGAATATTAGGATATCTGACAACGTTTTTGAATCATTCGACGGAAGTTCTGTTGGTGTACAGACTAGTAATGCAGCTACGGGACTTGTCGGGTATAATGTTTTTTCTAATGTTACTACCCCTTATGCAAATACTGCCGCTGGCGTAACCGTTATATCGTAAGGGCAAACAATGACCTGTCACCTATCTACAAATAGCCTTAATCGCTTACAAGGCGTGCACCCTGATTTGGTGCGCGTCGTAAACGGGGTGACTTATATCGAGCAACTTTGATGTTCGACTAAACGAAACCCAGCACAAGGCCAGATCGTCTTGCGCAGTTGACCATATCCCGCGCCGCTTAAACTGATCTCAGTTTAACGCGATGACGGTATCCAGATGACCTATTCCACACTTGCAGTTCAGGAAGAGCTTGCCGCGCGCGGCTTTGATCCCGGTCCGCGCGATGGCGTGCGTGGCCCGAAGACGATTGCCGCAATCCGGGATTTTCAAAAGTCCCACGGGCTTCAGGTTGACGGTATCGTCGGCCCTGAAACGTCCAGCGCACTTTTCCGACCGGCCCTTCCGGAAGAAACTAACCTTTGGGCTGACATCCTTTCCTTCATTGCCGGACTGATCGGCGCTGAGGCCGAGACGGAGAAGCAGCCGCAGCCGCCCTGGCTGAAAAACGCCTATCTGGATCTTGGCGAGGCAGAGATCAAAGGGCCAAAGCACAATCTGCGTGTGCTCGAATACTGGCAAGCCATCGGTCAGCCGGTTCATGATGATGAAACGCCCTGGTGCGCCGCCGGTATAGGCTGCTGGCTGGAAGAAGCCGGGCTTCGTTCCACGCGCTCCGGACTGGCGCGATCATATGGGCGAGACTGGGGCATTGAGCTTGACGGCCCTGCCCTTGGCGCCGTGGCCGTCAAGCCGCGCGGCGGCAGCACGCTCTACGGCCATGTCACACTTGTAGCTGGTCAAACGTCTGACGGGCAACTGGCGTGCCTTGGCGCCAACCAGAATGACCGCGTGCAGATCTCGTCCTACTCCGTCAGCGCCTTCTCCGGCGCATCTGACTGCGGGTTTTTCTGGCCGATGGATTACCCCGCGCCGGAGCTGATCGGCTTTGACAGCCTGCCACTAATCGACGCCCAGGGCAAAATTCTCAAGGAGGCCTGATATGACACACGCATTCAACGGTGCGATTGCACGCATCCTGCTACGCTATGGCGCCGGTGCGCTGACCAGTTGGGGCCTTGGCAATCAGCTGGCGCGCGATCCGGATATTGTCAACCTTGCTGCCACCGGCATTGGCATCTCGATCGCCGCCGGTACCGAGATCTTTTACAAGGTCGCAAAGCGTAACGGCTGGAAGCTCTGATGTTCAGCAACATCAAAGCCATTGCCGGTGCGCTTGCTGGCGCTGTTGTCGCGGCGGCAATGGTTTATCTGGTCTTCCAGCTCGTCGTTGTTCCGAATGCACGTGAGGGTGGCCGTGAGGCGGAAAGAGCCGACATCAATCAGGATACACTCAACGCGGTGAAAGAAAGGGTGAAGGACGATGCGAAACGCGAAACGCTATCTGGCTATGAGCTTTGTCTTGATTATTTCCGCCATCGCGGCCGGCTGCCAGAGTGTGAGCAGCTGCGGTCCCTTCGTGAAGAACAACCTTAGCCCGGCCGGTTTCATCGCGCTCGAAGCAACAGACCGCAATGCGCTCAACAACATCACCGGCAATGATCGCGCCGGCGAGAACCTTGGATGCTGGGAATGACAAAGCCAACCTTCGACATGCGCATATCACTTGGCAACATCATCGCGGCCGCCGCCTTTGCGCTTAGCGTGGCTGGTGCATATTACGCGCTACGCAGTGATGCATCCGCGAACCAGCAGGACATTACCGAGATCAAAGGATCGATCTCGGATCTGCAGCAATCCAGCGCCACCAAAGAAGATGTGAAATTTCTGCAGAGCCGCGTCTCCGGTATAGAAGCCTACAAGGACGATACGATCGACCGCATGGCCCGGGTGGAGACCAAGGTAGATCAGGTTCTGAAAGAGCTGCAGAAGCGGTGA